TGATGGAAGATAATAATGACTTGCAAATTGAACTTACTCTGGAAAGTGGTCTTGTCTGTGATTTTGCTCCTGACTTTAAGTTGTCAACCAACTATGCAGATAAAGACAAAGTATCATGGCGATTATCCGATCAGCGAACTGCGATCGATGTGGGCCTTCTGTTTCCAGGCGTTCAGGTTGAAGACTCCATTCATGCATCCAGATCAGATAGGGACGATTTGTGACTGCTATGTTGATGAAATGAGGATGACACATCCACAAAAAGATATAAATGATTTAGATGATTATGAGAATAGGCAAATGGGCCTGCAGTTGATCCGAGTATGCAACCCCAAAACTGAGAGTATAAATATTTGATGAAGATTGGTATTGCAAAAAAAATTGCCTGTGAAGTTGAACGATATCCAATGCAAGCCCCCTTTGTCCTTCAGAAAGACCAGTATCGTTCTTATATTATGCAAAAACTGGATGAGACTCTGGTGGAACAGGTTGATGAAGATGGTAATATATTCATTGATAAATATCTTCATCCACAATGTGAGTTTATTGGAGTAGTAAAACCAGATTAGGCCGAGTTAATGGCATCACTAGAATGGAAAAAGGTGGCAGAGGAATTAGGGAAATTAGATCAAATTAACAGGCAACTTCAAGCAGCAAAACGTCAAAAATTGGCGTTGGAGTGTAAGACTGAATTTCTCAAGTTTATTAAATTCACAATGCCAACTGTATCTGATCCAAATAATATTGAGAAGTCAATATTTGAGGATGCCCAGCATCATAGGGCAATAGCTCTGGCATTAGAAAAAGTACAGAAGGGTAAGATAAAGAGGCTGATAGTTACCCTGCCTCCAAGACATGGAAAATCGGAGATGATCAGCAGAAGATTCATCCCCTGGCTAATGGGTAAAAACCCACACAAATCAATAATTTTTGCGACTTATAATGAGGATTTTGCACAAGATTTTGGATCAGATTGCAGATCAATTATGGAATCTTCGCAATTTAGACAGGTCTTCCCTGACTTTAAGTTCCGTCAAGGTGGTGCTTCTAAAAGTAGGATTCAGACTGATGACGGAGGTATGTCGGTTTTTGTTGGTAGGGGTGGTTCTATTACAGGTCGTGGAGGAGATATGCTCGTTTGCGATGATCCGATTAAAGACAGCGTGGAAGCTATGTCGCCAACGCTCCGAGAGAATCTTTGGTCATGGTTTACACAGGTTTTTATGACTCGCCTGATGACTGAAAGGTCAAAGGTTGTGATTGTATCTACACGCTGGCACGAAGATGATTTGGTAGGAAGATTAACTGATCCAATGAATCCGTGCTTTACAGAAGAAGAGTGCAGTCGGTGGAAGGTCATTAATTTGCCAGCATTTGCTGGAGACAATGATCCCCTAAAACGGAAAGAAGGCGAGGTCTTGTGGCCGGAAAGATTTAATAAGAAGTTTCTGGAAGAAGCACGGAATTTAGACCCAAGGGGTTTTTCTGCACTTTACCAGCAACAGCCAAGTCCAGAAGATGGCGATTTATTCCAGAGAGAGAATATACAATATTATGAAAAAAGGAACCTTCCACAGAATTTAAGGATTTATGCTGCTTCTGATCATGCTGTGGGTATTGACAAGACAAGGCACGATCTAACCTGTCTTTTGGTTGTTGGAGTTGATGGCCACGAAGACATTTATCTCATTGATTGCTGGTGGGCAAGGCAACCCTCAGATGTTGTTGTCAAGGCAATGATTGAATTGATGAAACGCCACAAACCCCTGATCTGGTGGGCAGAGAAAGGCCACATTACAAAGGCAATTGGGCCGTTCCTGCGGAAAAGAATGTATGAAACTTCCACTCATTGCAGAATTGAAGAAGTAACACCAGTAGCGAATAAGGTTCAAAGAGCGCAGTCGATTATTGGACGAATGGCAATGAAAAAAGTATTTTTCCCAAAAGTCAGTCCTTGGAGCGGTAAGGCAGTAGATGAGGTTTTAAAATTTCCAAACAGCCGCCATGATGATTTCGTAGATACTCTGTCATGGATCGGAATGGGATTAGGACAATTACATTCGCCAACAGTAAAATCAAGGGAAAATCTTTTCCCAAAATTTAAAACACTAGCTTGGGTGAGGTGGCAATCAGATTTAGATGCAAGACAAAAGCAATCAATATCATCAGGATTTTAAATGGCAATTCAACCAGAATTTCAAATTGAACAGGCAGTTTCAGTAGAAGTTGTTGAAGAGGAAGATACCGAACCAACGCTACGCAGGGAAGCACTTGTAAGTCTTTTAATTGAACGGACAAGAGAAGCTAAAGAATACCATTCCAAGGCGTTCAAGCAGATGGCAACCGATATGGATGCAGTCTCTAAGGGATATTCCGGGGGCAATTGGGATGATGAAAAATACGTTGCTAATATCCTCCAAAGACACGTTCACCAAAGAACTTCTGCTCTCTACGCCAAAAATCCCAAACCCGTGGCCCAAAGACGGAAGCGGATGGATCACACAGTCTGGGATGGGGAAGAAGATAGCATGAAGAAGGCACTTTCTGGACTTGCAAAGGCAAGTATGCAGGGACAGGAGCCGAATGCCCAGGAAAAGGCAATTGTTGATGATCATGCAAAAGTGAAGGTTGAGCATCGCCAGATGGATAAGGTTGCACAATGTATGGAGATGTTATTTGACTATTTTATGCAAGAGCAACATCCCACTTTCAAATCGCAAATGAAAGCCTTGGTACGCAGGGTTATTACAACGTCAGTTGGTTTTGTTAAAGTTGGCTACCAGAGAGACGTTGACAGGCTACCAGATATTTCTTCCAAAATGAGTGATGTCCAGGCACAGGTTGATCATCTCCGAAGAATAGCAGACGAAGCAGAAAAGGGTGATATTGAACAGGATGATGCAGAGATGGAGGAGTTGATGCTTTCTCTTGAAGCATTACAGAATGAACCTTTAACAATTATTCAGGAAGGATTGGTATTTGATTTCCCGGAATGTGACTCAATTATTGTAGACCCAATGTGCCGCCTGTTGCGTGGTTTTGTTGGTGCATCTTGGGTTGCACATGAAATGTATTTATCTACTGAAGAAATAAAGGAAATTTATGATGTTGATGTTAAAGATTCATATTCCGCATACGACATGAAAGGCAACGAAACTGGTGTAAGGGCAGGACAATCCAGTTTTAGTTTCGTTCATAGTGCAGATAACGTCAGGGATGGACTAGCTTTAGTTTGGGAGATATATGATAAAAATGCAGGTCTGCAATATATTGTTTGTGATGGACATAATGATTTTCTTTCGGAGCCAACAGCACCGCCTATACGATTAGAAACATTCTGGCCGTTTTTTGCATTGACTTTTAATGAGATTGAACACAAAGACCATCTCTATCCTCCGTCTGATATTAAACTTCTTGCTCCAATGCAACATGAGTATAACCGGGCAAGACAAGGACTGAGGGAACATAGACGGGCAAACAGGCCAAAATATGCTGTAGCAGCAGGAGCGTTGGAACCGGGAGATAAGGATATATTAAAAGACCCTCCTGCAAATGCAGTTCTTGAACTACAGGCATTGGTTGCAGGACAAAAAGTGGACGATGTAATACAACCAGTAAAACAGATTGGAATTGATCCAAACCTGTATGAAGTAAAGACAATATTTGATGATGTCCAGTTGGTCGTAGGTCAGCAAGAAGCTAATTTCGGTCAAATATCGAAAGGTACTGCGACCGAGACTTCCATTGCAGAATCATCCCGAATGTCTGCTATTGGTGCAAACATCGATGATCTTGACTCCTTTATGACGGAGATTACCAGAGCAGCTGGACAAATCTTACTGCTAGAAATGAGTAAGGATGAAGTTATTGCTATTTGTGGCCCCGGAGCAGTTTGGCCGGAATTTAAAAAGGAAGAGGTTCTAAATGAAGTTTTTCTGGAAATTGAAGCAGGATCGACAGGCAAACCAAACAAAGCGGCAGAGTTACAAAATATTGAACGCATAATTCCATTCCTGATCCAGATTCCCGGAATTGATCCAAAGTTCCTTGGAAGGGAGCTGCTCAAGCGTTTGGATGATAAGATGGATTTAACAGATGCAATCATAGACAAGCTACCTTCAATTGTGGCACAAAATATGATGCAGGGTGTGAAGGCCCAAGCGCAGGGAAGAGGCGGTCAAGCCCCTGAAGCGCAAGGAGGACAGGGGGGTAATAATGCCCCCAAGCCAAGACCCCCCGGAGGTGGTAAGCCACCGGGAATTGGCATGAATGTTTAATTTAACCAATAGGACGTATTATGGCTGAAGAGTCACAGGAAACGGAATCGTCCCCCGTTTCTGAAGAAAATGTTATAGACGAGTCTACCACAGAAGAAGTTGTTGCGGAAGACACGGCATCATCGTCAGATGCCACGGAAGTTGAAGCAGAAACCATAGAAACTGAAACTTTAGAGGGTGCGGTGCAGGATGCACTTGGCCCTCTGGAGGAAGATGTTGTGGAAAAAGTGGAAACTACTGAAGAGTCAGAAACCACAAAGGAACCGATTGTACTTTCCGATGATGAAACACCAAAGTCAGAAGACTACACAGACGTTCCGTTTAATAAGCATCCTCGTTTCCGGAGTCTCGTCTCCGAAAAAAACGAGTTAAAAGAAACTGTTGGTAAACTTCAGAATGATTCAGAACAGTATGCAAAAATCACGGATTTTATAGAGAAAAATAACTTGACTGCAAAAGATTCAGTCGAGGGGTTTAAAATCATGGCTGCGATTAGAAATAATCCAGACTTGGCCTATAAAATGCTGGGGCATCATTTAGGCAATATGTCTAAAGTTACTGGAAGAAGTATTCCAAAAGACATCCAGAGTAAAGTGGATGATGGGTTTCTTGACGAGAATGCTGCAAGAGAGTTGAGTCAGACAAGAGCAAAACTAGCAAGGGTTCAAAATCTGCGTAAAGCAGACCATGCTAGGGGTGCAAAACAGCAAACAGCAGTTAAGAGCGATATGCTGTCAAGTGCTTTGACAACTTGGGGCGAAACTACTTTAGCAAAGGATGTGGATTTTGAACTCAAACAACCAGAATTTAATGATCGTGTAGTTGCGCTGGTGAATGAGCGAGGACAGCCGAGAACCCAAGCAGAAGTATTAAGCCTAGTTGATGATGCTTATGCAACTGTGAATGAAAGGTTTAAAGCTCGACAACCTAATCCAAGTGCAATGAGGACGGCAACAGGTGGTAAACTTAGTGGAACTCCAGTAGCGGAGCCTGTCTCTTTAGCAGATGCAATAACGCAGTCCTTGAACCAGTAAAGCTACTTTTTCGGAGTTTCTCTATAATATAAGGAGAAAACATGGCCGCCTTAACAAGTGACCAATTGGCCAATGTAGCCAATGCGAGCCTTGATTTTTTTATAAATAAAGGTGACGTTTTAAGCCAGGCAATTCAAGACAAACCCCTCTTTGCTGCTTTGGATGCAAAATCCAAAAGCTATCCGGGTGGTAAGGGAAAAGTCGATCTGGCGGTTAAAGGAGTCTATGAAACAGCGTTAGCCGGATACACGGCAACGGATCAGGTTTCATATTCCAACCCTGACCATATTAAACGTGTCAACTATACTTGGCACGAACATCACATTGGTATTGAAGTTACACATACCGAATTGAAGCATGATGGAATTTCTGTAAGTGATGCACTTACTGGAGAAACCTCAAATGTTTCTCGTAGAGACCAGACTGTCCTTGTAAATTTGTTTAAAGACAAAATGGAGGACATGATGGAAGGCTACGCCAGAGGTATGAATGACTTGTTATATACCGATGGGACAAGTACAACCGCTATGACCGGAATACAAGGGATCATAGCCGACAATCCGGCAGCAACAAGTGCTTCGGTTGGTGGACTTCGGACTGACACAAACACTTGGTGGAGGAACCGCTTTAATGTGGCAATTTCAACAAGTTCAGGTGGTCAGGAGTTAATTGACCTAATACACAAGGAAATACGTCAATTAAGACGTTATGGAGGGAAACCTTCACTTGCTGTATGTGGAAGTGCTTTCTTGGATCGCCTGACAACTGAGTTGAAGAGTAAAGGTAACTTTACTCAGACGGGTTGGACGGGGAAACAGGACATCAGTATGGGTGAAGTCTACTATCAGGGAATCCAATTCCAGTATGACCCAACTCTTGATGACATTAACCTGACCGGGAAAGATGGTGACAAGCGTTGTTACATTATTGATCCAACCAAATTATACATTATGTATATGGATGGTGAGAAAATGAAACGGCACTCACCAACTCGACCACACGACTATTACAGTATTTATCGTGCGATAACTACTACTTCGGTGTTGTGTGCTTCTCAACTTAACTGTCATGGCGTTTACGAAATATCGTAGACCTTTGACTTAACTAGGCAGTCCTTGCAGGGGGGCTGCCTAACCTTAATAGGAATAAATCAATGGAAAATATTTACCGAGCAAATGTGGCAATTGGCGGTGACACAGGACATACTGTAGTTAAAAACGGAATTTCAGTTCCAGAGCTGGCAGTTTTGCGACACCTTCATGGAACTGGTGCGATTGATCGCATTGTTTTGACTGGCAAGGAAAATATGACAACAGATACGGAACGTGAGAGATTGGCACATACATATAAGGAAAAATTTACGGAAATATTCGGAACATTTGGCGCATTACCATTTGATGTAAAATCCCTGAAAATATCAGAGAATCAATTTTTAGATGGTGGGCCTCCGATCAACGCAAAAAAAGGGAAAGATGGCAAGGAACACAACTCTTCAAGTTCTGCTGAATGACCTGAGAAGCGAATCTGGCCACGCAATTTCATCGGCTCTTGGGAAGGCAACCCAAGAGATGATGACCAATCTTCTAAACAGGGTGCAACGCCGCCTCTGGGATGATTTTGCATGGCCTTTTTTGCAAGTCAAAAAGGATATAACTCTACAGGCAGGTCAGCATTATTACGATATTCCATCTGGAATAACTCTTGAACGTGTAGAAAGAGCTGTATTCAAAAATGGTTCTTCCTGGCATAAAATTCCGTATGGAATCTCGGCATACGATTACACACTCCATGACTCAGATACAGGATCACGCTCATGGCCAATTTGGAAATATGAAGCATACGGATTGTCACAGATAGAAGTCTGGCCCATTCCAAGTGAAAATGCAAATACAACAACTGGTGATGGCCTCTTTAGATTAGAAGGTACAGGCAACCTTTCCACATTTGTTTCCATGTCAGATACCGCAGATTTGGATGATCAGTTGATTGTCCTTTTTGCTGCCGCAGAATTATTAACTCGCCAGAAAAGTCCTGATGCACAACTAAAACAGCAACAGGCAAATGTTCATTACCAGAGACTACGGGCAAGATTATCCAAGACTGAACCTTTAGTTCTTGGAGAAAGTGTAGTACAGGATTTGCCAATGCACGTTCATAGGGTGGGTTGATGCCATACGTTCTGGTTGAAGATTTTAAATCCGGGATTGATACTCGCAGAACCTCAGTAACCTCTGTACCGGGCAGTCTCTATGGTCTTAATGATGCCGGAGTTGCTGGATTGACAAATGCACATATAACAAGGGGGGGTGAGATTGAGAAGCGAAGAGCATTTAAGCTCTGGACTACCTTACCTGCCGACACTCACGGCCTTGCTGCCGGAGGTGGAAGGGTCTATGTCTTTGCAGACTGTCACACAGGTAGACCATCTATGACAGGGCAACCGGAAGCATTGTCCGTTTTAAAGATGGAAAGCAGATACAAGGGCAATGCTGGTGAAGAAGATATGGCAGAGGTTTTGAGTGTGGACTTTTTTGATGGAAAACCCTATGCGGCAATAGAATTTGAGGATGGACGTATCAATCATTATTGGGGGGATCACGATGATCCCGGTGGAACCCAGCCAACAACATCCATTGTATCAGTAGCTGACTCTGGTGGAGACTTACAAATAACTAGCACAAGCCATAACTTGGATGAAGATGATGTTGTTAGATTTACTACTGCTGGTACGCTACCTACAGGTTTAGCTTTAGAAACAGATTATTATGTTGTAGGAACACCAGCAACCAATACCTTCTTTGTTTCAACTGCCGAGAGTGGTGATGAAGTTGTCTTTACAAACGTAGGCTCTGCTACTGGAGATCACTCTTGGCAAAGTGGCGTTGCCCTTAACAGGATAATCGAGCAGTATGATGGACGGGCAAGAGCTTCATTTACAGTTACAGGAGGAAATTTAACATCCAGTACAGGCACAGCGGCTGCCGGAACAGTTGTGGTTAATGGAGGAACAGTATATGCAGGAAATAATCTTCTTTTCCTGCGTGTAGATAATGTGGATATTTTGGATGGCCCGATTGCCCATACGGGAGATAATAATACAACTGCTGCGGCGATTGTAACTGCAATCACCGCAAAAACATCAGTACCAAATTATACTGCAACTGCATCTACTGTAACAGTAACAATAACGGCAGCAGACAAAGGAACAGCAGCAAATGGGAAGGCAATAACTTCCGGGGTAGAAGGCGATTTTGGAATAGCAAATGGAACGTCACCCTTTGCCGGCGGTATTGACAATGCACTAACTGGCCTGACAATGGATGGCATATCGATTATTCGTGATCCTGTCACTTGGGAAACATCGCATCCTTACACGGCACAAAAGATTGCAGATGAAATAAATTCTACTGCAACATCACCAGAATGGGAAGCAGTAGCAAGTGGTGCAGAAGTTACGATAATAGCAGAGACACAAGGAGCCGCAGTAAACAGCTATTATAACTCTCAGACCCATGTTGAAACAAAAACTGGAGATTTGACAACAACTACAGCTTCAGCAACTACATCAGGTGGTGCAACCATTTCAGCCGGACAACAGTCAGGTTCCTATGTAATGAGTAATAAATATGCAATCCACTCCCTGGAAGAGTCAACATGGCGATGGTGTGGAGTGGGTGATCCCACAAAATGGACAGGAGTTGATTTAAACGAACCTACTGGAGCAGGATTCCAGACACTCTCAAACCATGCCAGAAATTCTGAGGAATTAATGGCAATGTCAACGTACTACGAAAATATGGCAATCCTAGCACAGGACTGCATTCAGATCTGGTTTTCTGATCCTGATCCAGATGTAATTCAGCTTGTCCAGGTGCTAAACAACACAGGTACAATTGCAAGTAAATCTGTGGTTGCAATTGGAGATGCAGATGTATTTTATTTATCACGCTCCGGCATAAGAAGTTTAAAGTCCAGAGATAGTTCCAATGCTGCATACGTTGGCGACATTGGGAATCCCATAGATGATATTGTTATGGCGGCAGTTCAGGCTGATGCAGCAGACGGACGTAATGCGTGTGGTATTTTAGACCCACGATCTGGGCGGTACTACTTGGCAATGGGAGATAAGGTTTATGTTTTTAGCTATTTTCCCAGCTCAAAAGTTTCTGCATGGTCAATTTATGAACCGGGATTTGTGATTGAGGCATGGGCATTTGATGGAAGACAAGTCCTTTGCCGAAGTGGAGATAACGTGTATAGTTTGGGAGGTTTGAACGATAATGAATATGACAATTGCACAGTCACAGTTCAATTGCCCTTCCTTGATGCACAGACTCCTGCAACCGACAAGATGTGGTCTGGAATAGATTTGGTTGGTTCATCTACATGGTCAATAAAAGTTGCTGGTGATCCAACTGATATTGAGGCCAATGAACTGGCGGCAACTATTAATAAGGTAACGTATGGACTTGGGAGGGTTGGCTTATCAACAACGTCCACGCACCTTGCAATAAAATTAGAAAACACACAAACTGGAGCCGCCAAGCTAGGCACTTTGGCAGTTCACTATTCACTTAATGAGGCAGGATAATATGGCAAATCCACTTACAGACTTATGGAACGCACTCACCGGGGGAGGGAGCGGTGGAAGTCAACCAGCATACGAATCTGCGGCAGAGGCAGAGGCAAGAAGGCAGTTGAAGGTTGATGCAGGACTTGAGGAAATTGAAAAGGTTTTTGGTAGATATGACCAAGATTTTTATGATAGAAGTCAAGATGCATATTTAGATTATTATGAACCTCAACTTGAAGATAAGTATAAGAAGGGATTACAGGATTTAAAGTATGCACTTGCAAGAGGTGGTAGATTCGGTAGTTCAACGGAAGTTGGAAGAAAAGCTAGGGCCGCAGAAGACATGGGTTTCCAGCAACAGGAACTGGCAAGTGGTGCAATTCAAGCTGCCGATGCATCTGAAGCAGCAGTTACTTCTGCAAAAAAGGAGATGACGAACTTAAATCAGATGAATGCAAATCCTGACCTTGCGGCATCATTGTCAAATCAACAGGCTTCAATTTTAAATCAACCTCCCAAATTTGATCCACTTTTGGATGTATTTGGGAATATAACAGAAGGTCTTGCAAAACGTGAAGAAATAGAAAATCGAAGGAAAATCCGTGACCAGATTAATCTCTGGGAACAAGGTAGAGGTTCTGGAAAAATTGTTGCATAAAAATGGCTAGAATAGTAGGAGACAAAACAGGAGCAATTGCTCCAAATAAAGCAGTCGCATCCTCAAGGGGGAAAGGCAAAACTACGTCCGGCCCCGGAAGTAGGGAACCAAAACAAAAACCCCAAGTTACTGCCTTTAATGAATCTACTGTTGATGCCATTAACAAGGCAGGGCCAAAGGGACATGAGGTTGCACACATAAATCCAAGAGAAGGAAGAATCTTAGAAGCACTTGGTGGTTCTGGTAAGAAAGACCCTGAAACTAAAATTAAGAGTTACGAAAGAGTAGTTGGCAAAAAGACTGCAAAGGATTCTAAATTACCAAAAGGGAAAGGAAGGGGAAGGGTTGATTCGACCCATCAAGTTGCTGTACTGACAGACCCTGAAGTTGAAGCCCTTAACACCATGAGATGGCGTGATAAGGACATTGAATAACGGAGGTGACGAGAATGTTAAAGGAGATGGCTCTGGAGGTTATACTTATTCAGGAGGAGACGGAGGAAATGGAGGAAATGGAGGATACACAGAATCTGCTTGGGCAAAGAAAAAGAGGTTAGAGAAAGAAGCAAGAGATAGAGCAGATACGAATAGGCCAACAGGAACTGTTTCAGGTGATAGAGTCTGGACAGAAAGTAATACATGGGTTGATAAAAATTCTGATGAAGGTAATATTGCATTAGGGACAAAGGAAGGAACGTATTATGATGGTAAAATTTGGTCAGGCACTACATGGGTTGATCCAAAGTCTAAGGAAGCCGCTGATGTATTAGGAACAAAATATGGAGACAAAGATGATGAGGATGGAACAGTATGGGATGGCAATACATGGGTTAATCAGGAAGATGATGAAGGGAAAATTGTATTAGGTCTTCCGACTAAGCGAGAGGAAAAAATCACCTCAGAAACAGAACGACTGAAAAAAAAGAGGGAAGACAAGGCAAGGCCATTAGGAACGACAAACGAAGATGGGAAAGTCTGGACAGGATATGGGAAGGGTTGGAAAGACCCAGATTCAAACGAAGCTGCCATAGCCTCTGGAGTAGAATTAGGAAATAGGAAAGGTGATCAAGTTTGGGCAGGAGTAAAAAATGGTGGTTGGGTAAATAAAGATTCAGATGAAGCGGCTGTAGCTTCTGGAGTAGAAAACGGGAATATAGGAAGTGGTGGGAATAGCGGTAAGGTTTGGTCTGGCGATAAAGGAACATGGGTAGATCAAGATTCAGATGATGGTGCTATAGCTTCTGGAGTAGAAAATGGAAATATAAAAGGTGATCAAGTCTGGTCAGGCGATCAAGGAACATGGGTTGACCTAAATTCAGATGCTGGTAATGTAGCTTCAGGTACAGAAGTAGGTACAGAAAACGAATCTGGGGAAGTGTGGAATGGCTCAACGTGGGAAGACCCACAGCCAATTATTGATGGTATAGTAGACGATGCAGAAGCAGATGCAATAGTAGAAGAGTATGAGAATATAGAAGATAGAGGGGATATTCTTGCAGGAGATGAGGATCGTGGTGTTCATGGAGCAGTTGGTGAAAGTGGGACAACTTATTATGATACAACTGGAGAAGAAGGCAAAAACTATTTTAAGGCTTTAGATAAATACTATTCTGGCGATGCATGGGATGATCCTGATTATACTGGCGAAGCAGATACGGGTGATGATGATGATACAGACACCTACGATTCTTCGCAGGATGATCCATCAGGCCAACCAAAGGATTCAGTAACATTAGAGGAAGAAGCAGAGGATGAAGCATCAAATATTAACTGGGCCAGTCAGCCAGATGACGATGATACAGACACCTTTGATTCTTCAGGGCAGGATGATCCGGCAGATATAACGCCGGATGATGATGATACGGATACTCTTGATACTTCAGGATACGATCCGAGTTTGGGGAATATTTATTACGGGGAGGATGACGATACGGACACTTTTGATTCTAATGAAGATGCAGGAGGGACTACACTTTATGACCCCTATACAGGAGACAGTGAAGATGATCTTGGCACTTTGGAAACCGACCCGACTGATGACCCCGATGGTAGTGGGGGTGATGACCCAATCGTAATTCCAGATGACAATGATGATGATGACCCAACTACAGGTGATCACGATACAGGTGGTGGCCCTGATATTGGTGGCCCAACTGGTGAAACGGATCAGGAAAAGCTGTTAGCAGACCTAGAAGAGAAGTATGAAGAATATGGAGAAACAGATTACGAGGCACTTTTCAAGGGGGAATTTGAGGATGATCTGAAACAAGACTACGATGCTTCCACAAGGTCTGCTGAAAGGGCTTATCTTACGTCTGGTGATTTGTCGGAATTTAACACAACAGGCAACACAATCAATGACCAATTGCTTGCCTTGGAAGAATCGTTTGAAGGTGAAGAAAAAGATTACTTGGATGAGATGTCTGCCAACTATGCAACGGGGCCAAAAAAGGCCATCGAAGAATGGTATAAGAGACAAAGACAAGCCATTCTGAGAGGTGAGATTGATTCGATTGAGGAATTGGATTTATCGGAATGGTCTGATCCATCAGATGAATATGACCCTGAATTTTTCAAGGACGTTGATTATAGTAAGCTGTATGAAAATATGGAGGGCGATACAGTTGCCCAGGACGAGAGTGGAGATTATTATGATCGTGAAGACCAAGACCCTCATACGGATTGGTTTGAGGATGATGAAGAGGAGGATGCTACAGAGGATGATGCAGATCAAACCCCTTCATGGTGGGAGGAAGGTGGAAGTGGAATAGACCCCAATAAAGGGCCAGAACCACTAGAGTTAGATACTGATCCTAATATACCCGATCCGACTGAAGAAGGTTCGCTAGAAGGATCAGAAGACCTACATGGGGAAGTAGTGGATGGTACGTTTGTTCCCGAAACACTTGATGATGAAGGTGATGATCAAATAAGTGGTGGCGATGATTTGGGATTTGGCGATGACGGGTTGGATGATGTAGTAGGTGGGGATGACGATATGATGGGGATAGACCCAGAGACAGGGGAGCCATACGCACCTACTGATACATCTTCTTTCAATTTCGGAGGTGTTACAGACCCATTTGACTTACCAGATGACATACCAGATGATTTTCAGGATTGGGGAGACTACCCAGAGGAAGAAGAAGGCGATGCAATAGAGGGAGTGATAGAACCGGAACCGGAACCAGAACCGGAACCAGTAGACACCACACCCGTTACAGACGGAGAGGCAGGACTATACGGATGGATAGATGATGACCGAATCCCAAGCCAAACAGAAATTGATTATTATATGAATTTAGGAGGAGGAGGAGAAGTAACTCAAGATCATGTTGATGAAATTCAGGAGGGACTAGGCGTAAATCCGGGTGATCCGGGATACATATATTATGGTGATACTAATTTAGGTACTGAAATGGCTGACCCAGTTTTTGATGTGTTTGAGGATGAAGGAGGGGGGTCAGAGGGTCTGGACTTTGATGATTCATTAGGTGGGTTTGATTTTGGTGATGAATTTCCACCGGGTTATACCGACCCAGAGGGGATAACTGGCCCAATGCCTTCATCGAAAAGTTCTGCACCTTCAAACGATGCGTTTGGCGGTTATTACGATACGAATACGTTTGACATGGGTAATCCAGATGCTTGGATGCAAGCACCAACAGCAAAACCTAAAGTTAAACAAATAAGTAACAAGACAAAACCACTAAGGCCGAGTCAGCGACCAAGGCGTGGTGGTGGTGGGCAATACAGTAGTTATGGGCCACGATAATTTGAGCGTAATATTTATAACATAACAGTATAAAAGGAGGCGAATATGCCATGGCAACTTGCAGTTTATCTGTTTTTAACTTTCCTTTCTACTCAAAGGAAAAAGCAAGCATACGATAGAGGAGTGTCCCAACAGGCGGCAATCCGGGGTGATAATGAGACAAAACGCATTGCTCTGGAAAAGGAGAATGAGGCAAAACGGAAGATGTTACTAGGAAAACTAGGTAAAGGTAATGTAACAAAGGATAGTGTTGTTAAAAGCCAGCGTATACAGGCTCTGCAAAAGAGTATGGGCAGCCCATCTAGCGATAAACTAATATCTGGTGGTTCACCGCAGATAGTCAAAAATGCAATGGAAAAGGCAATGGGTGATGTAGGAGCCAATGTTCAAAAGCGTGGATTAGCTAGAGCAAACCTTGATGCCAGGACTAACCAGTTTGATAAGTATAACCCGGAGCTTACGGATGCACAGGCTCTGGCACAAAATATTGCATCTAAACTCAAAGGTAATGAGGGAGTAATGAATATTGGTATAAGTGAAGCCGCCAATACTTATGATCAGGGTGGAGATATTCTAGGTCAACTTGCACAACTTTATGGAATGTATGCAATGGGGCAGTCCGGCAAAGACCCCAAAATAATTAGTTAAAGGAGCAAAAATGCCAACCAGAAAATCAAATAACGCATATTACAGATCACCTGATATCACAGGGATTATCAACAACCTTTCAACTGCAATGGGCCTGAAGGGGAATGCTGACTCCAATTATCTTACAAACTTGAATAAGATGGGGAGGCTTGAAGGCATAACTCTTGATAACACTCAGAAACAGAACATAGCAAGATTAATACAGGAAGCGGTTGCCTCAACTACAGACCCAGTTAGGAGGGCAGGTATTGGGAGCATAAAAAG